TTGCTCTGTTGCTCTTCTAACAGCTGCGCTATCTCTGGAATCGCCCTTTTACGAGCTGCGAACATCCCTGCGCTGATCTTGTAATTGTGGCCGATCGGGTGGTCTTTCATAATGTGGAAGTCTAGGTTGCTGGCTAGAAAGTCTTCATGCGCGATGCGTTCTCTTCGAGTTAGCCTAGCGTCTGCGTCTCTGCTTAGCACCACGTCTGCTTCTTCATCGGCTAGGGCGGCAAATCGCCAGAGTTTGGCTGTGTGGTCTTCGGAACCTTCGCACCTAACGATTTTAACGTTTGGAAGCAATTGCAACGTGCTTGTTACCCATTCTGGCACGCTTGCCCCGGTGTAGAATCGGATTTCGTATCCGGCGAAGTGCTTCTGCGCCAGAATCGCGTTCTTGATCGCTCCGACGCCGTATCGTTCCTGGCTACCGTATAGCGAATAGGCGATGACCTGCTTCATCGGGTGATCTTCTTCTTCAGAGCTGCGTAGGCTTCGCTTTCAATGTAGTTCTTGTAAGCCAGGGCGTCAAATGAGTAGATTTCCTGCGCGTTTACCGCTTTGTATCCTTCATCCCATTCGGCCTTGCCTGCCACCGGGTGCATGTGCTCTACGATCACGTCGTCCAGGTAGGTCAATGCGTCCAGATCTTCTCCGAGCTTCTTCCAGAAATTGTCCAGATATAGGTGCTTCATCTTTGGCGGAACCATTCCGTCTAACGCCTTTACGATGTCGCTGGTCATTGCGATCATCGTCGGCAGTCGTTTCCCCTGTAGTAGGTCGTTGCCGTAGGCCATTGACGGCCGCCGTTGCATTGCCGCTATCAGCTGTGCATCCCACCCGGCTGTGCGTGGGCGGTGGTCGTCGCCCAAGAAGGCGAAATATTGGTATTGATTTTGCTTTACAATCGCAGCTGCTGCCTTGTTGATTGGGTAGGCCATTCCCCTTGTTTCGTTCTCAATCGTGATGCAGCGCTCTGCTCCTACTTCGTATTCGTACTGGTCATGCTCTGGGTCATTGGCATCAATTACGAATAAAAGGTCGCTGGCTGTGGAGAGTTCTTCGTGGACGGCTAGTAGCTGTGTTGCGCTCATTGGGCGGCCGCGAGTGGGGACGAGGATGATCATCTGGTTCATTCCTGGCTCCAAGTTGCCAGTTCGCCGGCTATCGCTGCGTAGGCGGCTAGATCTATGAACGAGTCTTCAGTCTGCGTTTCCATCAGGCGTGCGACTTTGACCAGGGCCATGCAGATCGCTACTTGCTCTGGTGCTATCTCTGTTTCCAGATATGTCGTCCAAAGCGCTGCTATTCGGCAGTGGTTGGTTCTTGGATCCCCGTATGTCTTCTGGCGATCGGTGGCGGTGAGTCTTGCTGCTTCTTTAAGAATATCCCCCCGATTCATAAATTATTTTGCTCCGCGTCCAAAATCGCTGGACTTGCTATCAAGTGCCTTTAGCACTGGCCCGGCGATGGCTGCCAATCCTGCTGCCAGGTAGTTCTTTAGCGGCTGGTTTGGGCTGGCCAAATATAGAGCTGCTACGGCTGCTGCTGCTGCTCGTAGGTAGGTCTTTCCGATTGCTTCTAGCTTTGCTCTGTTCATTCTGTCTCCTTAAAAGTAGGCTTGCCAAAGCCGACAATGGCGACCGCCAATGATGGCTTTAACTTGCTTCGGTTCTTTGCCTTGTACGCTCTGATCTTACGGCATACTTCGCCGCCATTGCGTTGATCGCCCTTCTTATCCGGTGCGGTGTTTCCTTCAATAGTCGTTACTGTGCCGTCTTGATTGTCCTTGACGACGATCCCGACGTGGCTGATTCTGTCTAGCGCGTCGCCTGGGAAGTCAAAGAATACGATGTCGCCTGGCTCTGGCGTTGCCACAGCTGCGTCTTGCCACTTCTTCTTGTCCATAAAGGCGACCGCCCCTGCCGGGGTGTAAGTGCAATTCGGAATCTTCACGCCTGCCTGCTTTGCCACCCAGTTCACAAATGCTCCGCACCAGGGGACGTTTGCCTTCTGGTATTTTGTGTGATTTTCGGCTGGCCCTTCGATGTATCCGATCTCAGCTGTTGCGATCGCAATCATCTGTTCTCTTTGGCTCATTTCCTGCCCCCTTTGGTTTTGTTATTTTCTAGCAAAAGGCTGTATATGTCGTCGACTCTGTTTTCTACCCTGGTCATGCGGTCGTTCATTGAGCTGCCGCCGTTTGGCTTTAATTCTGCCAGGTAGTGCTTTACGAGCCATCTGGTTATTGCTGCGAATGCGCCGGCGATGGTGAGTATTGAAACGATCAGAGCTGCGTAGTCCTGCGCGGTCATTTTCCAACCACCATCACTTGCATCGTGACGGTTCCTGAGCTGGTGATCGCCCAGATTCCGTTTGCCTTATTCTCAATAGTGATCTTGTCGCCGTTATCTATCTTATATCCGGTGCTGCTAGTTACGTCTGAATTACCCAGATAGCATGTGCCGCTTGAGCTGTGTAAATAGACCATCTCTGCATCAGGGGTTGCGTCAACGAGCGCCGTTGCTGTCGTTCCTACGGTTACTTGGCGTGTACTGATTCCCATGTTTCTCCTGCTTTGCTCAGATTATTGATGCTTCGGCTTCGTCGACGGCGTCGTCTATTGTCCTGGTTGGTTCCCTGGTGCAATTGCCATCGGCGTAGGCCATTAGTTTGTTAGAGCTGCGATCTCTTCGCCAGTCAATCCAAGTGCCTGGAGTTTCGCCTGTGCTGCGAGCTTGGCGTCTGCCTTAGCTGCTGCTTCTGCCTCTAGTTCAGCTTTGGCAACGGCAGCGGCGGCGGCATCTAGCTCGCGCTGTGCGATCTCTTCCGCGGTTAGCGGAGTCTCCGTGACTTCGCCAGTTGTGCAGTTGACTTCGATCTTGATGTCTGACATTCGTTGCTCCTTATGCGTTTGAGATTCCGTAGAGGTAGAAAGACGAGTATTGGACGAATGCGCCCGAGCCAGGAAATGCGTCTAGTCTGCTAATCGCAGTCGTTTGCGGGTAGAGGTCTGATGTGAACTGAGTTCGAGCCGCGGTGGCGTTGTTCTCATTAACCGCATCGACTGCGACGGCTTTGTTTTTGCTGCCTGCGTAGTTGGGAAAGTAGAACTGGTTATTGCCAAAGACATTGGCGGTGTAACCGCTTTCTGGTTGACGGCCGCCCACTGCGGCGCTTGAGACTGTTCCCGAACTTGATGCAACCGCAGAGCCGCTTCCATTGATCTGCAAAAACTCATAGTTTGTCGCAGAGTCGTTGTTGATTCTCACACTGAAACCATCTTCAGCAACAGAGCCACGAGGTGAAGCGAGCAAAACCAGATCAGTGTAAGTGGCAGGAATGCTTGAAAAGGTAACGGTAGCCGCGCCACCAGAACCGACTGTATTGGAAGCGATTAGCGTGAATGTTGGCATTTGGTTTTCCCTTACGCTGCGGCGATGCCGTATAGAGTGAATGTGCTGCCAGCGATGTAAGTCGTAGCAGTTTGGTGCTTTATGACGATCGTGCTAATGGCCGCCGTGTTGCGCCATAGTCCAGCGGTCGCTTCGACGCCGATCCTTGAGTTCGCACGACTAAGAGTCGCTTTGTAAGTTGTGGTGTTGGCGTAGTTTTGAATGTTTACGATGATCGTGCCTGGGTTTGTGCTGCCTGCTTGCGAATAAGCACCGTAACCAACCCAGATTCCATTAACGCTCGTTTGTCTAAGAGAAGCTGCCGTAGATCCATTTCCATATACTTGTGTAAAGGAGTAGTTCGTAGCCGTGTCGGAATTGAACTGAAGCATCGGATATTCTGAAGCTGTAGAAAAGTAACTCATTACTAAAACCAGGTCGGTGTAAGTCGCAGCGATGCTTGAGAACGTCACGCTCGCAGCGGTGCTGCTTAGAGTGGTGCTAGCGATCTTTGTGTATGTGCTGCCTGCGGCCATCGTTGTTACCCCTTGATTCCGTAAAGCGCGGCTGACGTGTATTGAGCGAATCCAGCGCCAGCAGTTAATGAGATGGTAGTCGTTGCGGTAAGATCTTGCCATAGTCCACTAAAAAGCTGTATGATGCCGCCTGTGCTGTTGTCATCGACTCCGAACAAAGCCCTGCTCGTTTTGTACTTTGTCGTCTCTTTGTAGTCCATCAGGTCGATCACTGCTGTGGCAAACACGTTGCTGGGCGAAGTGGAGCCCGATATTTGTCCAAGGATTACACTCGCGGAGATCTGCGCATTTGCGCCAACGCTTGTGCCGTTGCCGAAAAAACGGTGCCAGGTTGAACCAGGACCACCGTTAATCGACATGTTCACATTCTGTGTTCCAGTCACTTCGGTCGAACGAGCCAGCAAGCGAATCTGCAGATGCTTGAAGGTGCCAGGAATCGAAGTAAACGAAATGCTTGAGGCGCCACCAGAGCCGACCGTAGTCGTCGCGATACTTTCGTAGCTGCTTGCGTTCAGGCTGCCCGAAATGCTAGAGGCCATGATTCCCAGCATCGGCATTAGGAGATATCTCCGAACACTATCCAGCTATTGGCAGCGAGCTTCTTGCAGGTAGCACCAGAGTTGGCAACGCGCAGCTTGGGAGTGGCGCTGGTTGCACCAGTCGAAATGACTGTCGTGGTTCCAGGAGTCACCGCACCGATAGTCGGTTGCCCTGCACCCGTAATCCAGAAAACATTTATTTCAGTTCCAACGGCAAAGTTAAAAGTGGCATCTGTTGGGATATTGAATTGTTGAGTGGCAGCGTTATTCATTGAGAAGATCTGGCCTTCGTCGCCCGAAGCGAAAGTGTACGCAGCGGTCTTTGCGCTGTAAGTTGATGAGATCTTGGGACTGCTGATGACGGGCGCAGTTAGAGTCTTGTTGGTCAGCGTTTGCGCTGTTGTCAGATCTGCAGTGACTGCGGTGTCGATAGCGAGTGAAACTGCGCCCGATGTGCCGCCACCGCTTAGTCCTGTGCCGGCTGTTACTCCGGTGATGTCTCCAGACTCTGGTGTTGCAAACTGAAAGAAGATTGCAGCGCTGGTGCTCGTAAAATAAAGCACTCCACCCTGATATTGCGCAAGGAGGAGCGATCCTGATGTGTTCACCGTTGCTGTTCCTGCTGTGACTGTGCAGACTCCTGCACCGCGATTCTGAATCGTAACGATGTCGCCTGCTGCGAATAAAGAGGTGTTTACGGTGATCGTGGTTGAGCCAGCATTTGACATCGCGACGGTCGTGCCGGCGTCTGCTGCGACCAGTGTGTAATTGGCTACTTTGGCGGTCGTGTCGCCACCGAGCATTGCTGTCTGTTGCAGCGATGTCATCTGCGCCGCAGTTAGCACCTGACCTGTTGTAAAGGTTTGCTTTGCCATTTCTTCTCCTTAGTAGCTCAGGATTCCTGAGTCTAGCAGTCCTTGTAAATTAGAATCTAAAATAAAGGCTTGAATGATTGGCTCGGAAGTTAGCAGCTTCGTTTGCCAGATTTGTGGGGTTATATCGTGCTGTATTCCTTGTACGAATAGTTCTCTGGTCATTGCGGATCCGCCGGGGGCGGTTTTGGTTATGTTTACCAGTCCGAATATGTCAAGGCTTAGCCCTGCGTCTATTCTTGCTGGCTCTGTTGCGTCCATCAAGTTCAGAGTCATCGAGTCGATGCGTATCGTGGCATTCTCGCGTGATCCTAGAATCATGCTTGCCTGGCTTAGCGCTTCATCGTCGGTTTGTACGAG